GGTTTGTTATTGAGTGAAAGTATTGTAAAGGCGAAAACTCCATCTTTGGTGTATATTCAAGCTGGCGTCGCTGGAACACAATCTATTAACTTATTATCATCTTCTATCGCTATTGGCGACGGAGGGTGTGGTTGGAGTAATTCAAATACTTCGGCAACAACTTTTACACAGAGAAATCTTGCTACAAAGTTGTATAAATACCAAGAAGCTTTATGTCCTACGGATTTAAGGTCATATTGGGCTGGTATGTTCTTAAATAATCCAGCATCAAACGAAGAGGTGCCTTTTGAGCAGCAAATCGCAGATTTGAAAGTAAAAGAAATCCAAAAGTTTGTTGAAGATAAGGTATGGTTGGCTACAACTGGTGCTGATGGTTTTGATGGTTTTTACACTACAATTTCTTCGGCTACAACTGGCGTTAATTTGGTAGTAGGCGCAACAACACCTTCTTCAACTACGATGCTAACTTGTGTTGATGAAGTAATCGCAGCAACACCAGATGCTATTAGAGAAGATGACGATTTAATCGTGTTTATGTCTCCTGCTAATTATAACAATTATGTTGTTAATTTAAGAACAGCAAATTACTTCCATTTTGACCCTACTTCTGCTGGTGAAGAGTTTATCACTTTCCACCCTGCTACGAAGATTAGAGTTGTAGGTGTTCCAGGTCTTGCTGGTAAGAACAGAATTGTTCTTGGAAAAGCAAGTCAAATGGTAATTGGTGTCGGGTTATTAGACGACACAGAAAGATTGGATATGTGGTATTCAAAAGATAATGACGAGGTAAGATTACAAGCTCAATTTAACTTGGCTTCTAACATCGCATTTCCAGAGAACTTTGTATCAAACGATTTGGCGTAATAACCAATAAATAAACTTGTAAAAAAATAGAACAAAATGAGTGATTATTCTTCTTGTGTAGCTACTGCTTCTTACAATTTATCGTGTCTCGCTTCTGTCGGCGGACTTCGCAAGGTATTTCTTTTTACCTCTGTGACTGGAACGACTGAAACAGCTGGTGAGATTTCGCAGATTGCGGGTAGTGGTTCAGCATACACTTTTGAGTTAAGAAAAAATGGTGGTTCATCATTAACAGAAACCATCAACAATTCGTTAGAAAACGGGACTTTGTTCTATCAGCAAGATTTGGTTATGGTATTCCACAAATTAGATACGGCAATTCGCAATCAAATTAAGCTTTTAGCACAAAACAGAGGTCTTAAAGTAGCGGTAGAAACGAACAACGGGGACATCTTCTTCTTGGGAGAAGATTTTGACGGAGGTTATTTATCAGCAGGAACAGCAGCAACTGGTGTTTCTTTTGGTGATAGTTCGCAATACTCTATTACACTAACTGCGTTTAGTAAAGAACCGATGATGAAAACAACTGGCGCACTTTCAAGTGTTGTTAGTGGTATTACCATCGTAGATTAAGACAAACAATAATAAGATGGAGGGGGTAAAACCCCTCCATTTTTAAGCCAAGAAAAATTAACAAAGATGAAGGAAATACAACACGGGTTTTTGGGTAAGTTCAAAACTTACAAAAAAGTTGGTTTTAAGGAAGTCCCACCAACGACAGAAGAAAGGAAACAAGAATTACTTAACAAGATGAACGCTTGGGAGTATGACCCCGAGAAAATCAAAGTTAAGTATGCTTTTGTTGTTGGTGAAGGTGAAGGTCCAGTTCAACCTACCCCTAATCCAACGAGTAGTCCAACACCAACCCCTTCTATTACCCCTTCAATCACACCGACACAGACAATCACACCGACAGCGTCAATTACTCCATCGGCAACATTAACCCCGACCCCAACAATAACGCCAAGTCCATCACCGATTACTGATTACCTATTGACCGCACAAGGGGACGCATTACAGACGGCACAAGGTGATAATTTAGTATGGACGATATAAATAAAATTAAACGAAATTAAAAAAACATAAAATATGGCAAATGTTTCAATTCCTAACCTTCCATCAGTTTCAGCCACTACTGACTTGGATATTTTGGTTATAACTAATAGTGGTGAAACAACAACAAGTAAAATCACCCGTGCTGACTTTTTGAGTGGTGTTGGTGGTGGAAAACTCGTAGATGCTAATTTGACGGGAGCAGCAAACTTCTATGTTGATGGTTATACACCCGTTTATACAGATGCGGCATCTACTTTCCAAAACTTCAACTTATCAACAAATACATCATCAAATATAGCGGGAAGTTATAATATGGTATTGGGGACAAGTTCGTTGGCTTACATTTATGGTGGTAGAGACAATACTATTATTGGAGGTCAATACAACCAAATCTATAATTCGGGTGATAATTCCGCAATCGTTGGTTCATATAATTCATTTACCAGAGCAGGTTTTACGGGTATTCTTGGTGGTAGAGACAACAAGGTAAGTAATTCCAACGCACAATTTGGAGCTATTTTAGGTGGTAGAAATAACCAGATTTCAAGTGGTGTTTATGAAGGTATTTTGGCTGGTAGAGACAATAATAACTTCGGTGATTATGGTGTGATGTTGGGTGGATATTCTAACTCTAACGGGGCTTATTTTGGTTCAACCTGGATGGGTGAAAATAATATCAACTCGGGTTCATACAACTATTTCATCGGTGGTGGTTTTACCAATATAAATAATGGTAATTATAACTTCTTGGTGAATTGTGGAACACCATCTGGCTCACAGAAATTGACTTTTGCTTCTGGTAAAAATAGAAACATAGCAATCAGTTCAAGGGTTTCAACAATTCAATCAGACGACAATACAATTCTCAATAGTGATAATGTCTTAATTCCTACTGGTGTTAGTAATGTAGCAGTAATCAACAACGATAGTTATACTGCGAATACTTCAAATGTGGTGGTAGTTCCAGGTATGGTATGGACTAACTATTCTTCATTTAACTACGCTGATGATACAGCGGCAGCAGCTGGTGGGGTTCAATTAGGACAAGTTTATCATAACGCAGGTGATTTAAGAGTTAGAATAGCTTAATTTAACTGATGTTAGATTACAAAGGGGATTTTGAATATAAACACGAACTATATGACGGATATAGTATAGGTAAAGTTATATTAGATATAAGGACAGATATTGTGGAGGTTGAGGTGTTTTACCATCAACCCCACAAAAAGTCCGTAAAAGTTATTAAACACCCCTTCAAAGTCCCCGATGGAGAAGTAGATATAGAAGCCCTATTGGATAAAATATACAAATTACATTACTGATGTTAGTTATTCAAAGAAATCAAAATAATAAACTCGTAGTTTCGGTGAGTAATCATAAGACGATTGCCAACCCTAACTACCTATTCAGTTTTCAACATATCTTATCCAAAGAGAAAGTCCAATTCTTCCCAAAGAACATTTCAACATCTACGAACAGATACGATGAGTTTGAGTTTAACGAAGGTATTGAACCAGTAGGATATACGGGTGATGTTCCTTATGAAGTATTCCCGTATCCAGGTCAGTATTACTATTCGGTATATGAAATGTTTAACACGGGTTCAACAAACCCACAATACGCCTTTGATAAGTTGGAAGAGGGTAGAGCATTTATTGAGGACGATAGTGTGCCAGACCCATATTCTTACACTTACACTTCGTCTAATGAAAACAATAGTAATTACATTTACTACACACCTGGAACGAACGAAGAAAGATTACAAGTATCATTAAAATATTTCAGTCCTAATTCAAGTGCGTCATATTACACTTGGAAATACGCATATCCAGATTTATTGGTTGAGGATTTGGAAACTGGTGTTATTGAAAGAATACCTAACACTTTATATGGTAGTGGTTATAACCCGTGTGATAGTTTCAATAATGCCAGTGGTGAAACTTTCCATAAGGAAATTACAACGGGTTCAACTTGGGCTGGATTTAAGGTTTATTTAGACCCGATACAAGTAAAACAATATGGGTATGAAAATGCTGCTATAAGTAAATCACCAGACCAAGTGATGACGGCGAAAACTTATTATGATTTAGGTGTAAATACTCTTATTCCAATTACATATTCGGGTAATACAACAGAATATTATGCTGATGGTAGTTCAATAGACCGATATGCTTTTATAGCATTTAGTATAAACAACGAGACACCTTCGGGTGTTGCGTTTAGTTTGACGGGTAATAGTGCTGCGAATTATTCATATAGTTATGTATCTTACACGGGTTCAACTTTCCAAGAAGCGTGTGATAATTACTACGCAAGTGATGGTGTTAATTTTAGAAGAATATATTACACTTACGCTAATACAAGTGAATACTGGTGGAACGATACGGGGACGACATCAACATACTCACTTACAGAGTGTATCCAAACTAAAAACGATAGTGATTTCTTCGTTGCTGTATTTGACGGAACGGGAGTTAGGGTGGCTTCGGCATCAACGGAGGGTAATATTGTATATTACGATACTTGTATTCCACCGACACCTACACCGACCCCAACGGCATCTATTACACCGACACCATCTATAACACCGACATTAACTCCAACATCAACGATTACACCAACACCGACTATAACACCAACGGAAACGATTACACCGACACCAACAATTACATCTACACCGACATTAACACCGACATCTACAATCACACCAACTCCGTCAATAACCCCAACGATTACTCCATCACCTTCACAAGTGATTACATATCGTTTATTGGCGGAAAATAGTGATAATCTATTAGCTGAAAATGGTGATTATTTAAGAAGGGAACAAGACATATAAATAAAAATTATAAAATTAAACAATTATGGCAGACATAAAATTAAGTCAGTTAAATCAAGCTACGGCATATACATTAAATGATATAGTTGCCATAGTTGATAGTGGTTTTTTAGAAACCAAAAAAATAAACATTAGAGACCTTTTTAGGAACACGGATAATATTACCGAGGCAACAAATCAAAATAACGCAGTAGTTATTGCGTGTGATGCGTATAACCCCAATTTCCAAGCGTTAAGAGGCTCTAATACAACTACCGCAGTAATTGCCTCAACAGAGAGTTATGCTACGGGTGGTAATAACTTTGCGATTATCGCTTCTAACAATTCTTACGGAGACCCACAAGGGCATTCTGGTATTTTTGCGAGTGATAGTGTTGAAATGGGTAATGCCTACAATTCGGCAATCGTAGCTTCTTACTCTGGTCCAAGAATTGCTGGTGGTGAAGAACATTTCATCGCAGCATCAGTTGGAGGTTGTGAGATACAAGGTGGAGGTAATAATGCCATCATCGCAGCACAAGGTTTCGTAATGGGTGGAAACTCTTTCAAAAATGCTGGTGTCGCTGTTGAAGCTGGTGGTTGGAACGGGCCCAGATTTTCTTTCGCAGGTGGTGGATATAACTTGAATACTATTAACAGCGATAATGGTAATCAAAAGGCAGCATTAGCTTACAACGGATTAACATTTGACGGACAAGGTAGTTCAAAGTATCACAACGCAGGTATGGCGGTTGAAAGTGGAACAATCAGTCATAACACTACGGCACTTATTGCGGCTTCGGGTAGAACGACATTATACGACTACACCCTACATACAGATAATTTATATTCATACGAAAGAATACAAAGTGAAACAAATGTATCTACAACAATCAACAACGAACAAATCTTAACGGGTGGTTTGGGTATGGTTCAATACACAGATGTATCGGCAGGTAATTTGAACTTAAAAATCAACGATGTTAGAAATGGTGAGGTTTATAATTGGGTTATAGACAATCAAACGGGAGGGTCTATATCAGTCAATTCAGTAGCAACGAATACTGGATTTGCTATTACAGATAATTCATCAAACTCACTAACGACTGGACCACACATCTTCACTATTGTTATTGTGAATAATAAAATTATTATTGAAGGAACACACTAATAGGTTAAAGTAGAAAAAAATTATATTTAATATTATGGAAGACAAATTAAAAGGTTTAAGGTTATTTGAGTTTGGGGAGCCAGCTTACATACCTTCATTTGAAGAAAAGATTACATCAAAACCTTATGTGTTGTATGGTGAGAACAATTTACAACCTCAACACTCAATAGATATGTTTAACTTTTCATCGGTCAATAGAGCGTGTCTAAACGCTGTTATATCGGGTATTATCGGTAAAGAATTATTGGTTAATGGTGAGGAAGGTTTTATGATGGTTAATTCAACTGAAACTTTATATGATGTTTTCAAAAAATGCTCGGTAGATTTCGCAGTTCATAACGGAATTGCGTTGAATACTATTAAAAGAAAAGACGGAGAAGGTATTAGTGATTTTTACCATATTGACTTTTCAAAGATTAGAAGTGGTAAAGTAGATGACTTTGATTATGTAAAGGAATACTACTATTCGGCAGATTGGACGCAAGTATCTAAATACAAACCAGTTGAAATACCAGCATTTAATATGCGTGGTGAGGGTGATAGTCAAGTATATTATTCTTTCCCTTACCAACCTAATCAAAAGTTTTATCCACTACCTTCTTGGATTGGTGGTCGTATTCCAGTTCAAATAGATATTGAAATAATGAACTTTGAATTAAACAATATTCAAAATGGATATTACCCGTCTTTATTTATATCACTTAACAACGGAGTCCCAGGCGACCAAGAACGAGAAATGGTGTATAGACACTTGGAAGAAAAATATTCTTCAACAAATAAGGCTGGTAAGATGTTCCTTAATTTTAGTGATAGTAAGGAAAACGAACCGACTATTCAAGCAATCACCCCAAACAACAACGCTGACCTTTTCAACGCATTAAATGAAATCGTCCAACAAAAAATCTTAACAGCTCACGGAATTACAAAACCAGATTTGTTAGGTATTAAGACAGCAGGTCAGTTGGGAACGAAGCAGGAAATCGTGGAGGGATACGAACACTTCTTGCGTTCGGTGATTGCTCCAAAACAACAATAT